CCGCCGGTCGAAAGACTAAGTACGCAGGCGTTACTCGAACTTCTGGAGGAAAACTCAAGAAAGCTGGCGAGACCTTTAGTGGGTTCAATAAGCCAAAGAGAACTCCAGGCAAGTCGAAGAAATTTGCCGTGTTGGCTAAAGAAGGAAACCGCGTGAAGATCGTCCGTTTCGGAGACCCGAACATGACGATTAAGAAGTCGAATCCCAAGAGGCGTGCATCGTTTAGAGCGAGGCATAAGTGTTCCCAGAAGAAGTCCAAGTTGACCGCAGGTTACTGGGCGTGTAAGGCTTGGTAAGAATGAGAAATTTCCTACTCTCAATGATGCTTGTATTGGCGTCCAGTCCCGCATTGGCGGTGACGGCGATCAAGTCCTATACGGCGAATGGGTCTTCTGCGTATACGGTTCAAAGCACCGATACCTCGTGGTCTCAGTTGCTCAAGCTCGACGGCGCTTCCAGTTGCGCGGTTCAGACCAATCTGAATACAAGCGAGACGTTTACTCTTACTCCTCGCGCTTCCAATGCAACTGCTCCCGATCCGAATGCCGTTGGCGCGCTAACCCTTTCTCAAAACGGAGCGTTTACATTTACACCTGGCAAAGATTACTTTTCAGTACGGTTTGATGTACTCGGCGATTCTCAGTCCATCGTGGGTATCGTATGTGATCCAGAAGGCGGCGCAGACGCCGACCTTGAAATGAACATCAGCGAAATTACGTTCCCCGGGGCTAGTACCGTCAGCGCGCTGAATGACCTTAGTGATGTAGATACTACCGGATTGGCAACAGGTAAGATCCTGTCTTACGACGGTTCGGACTGGGTTCCGGCGAACGACGCAGACACGATCTACGACGACACCGCGTTGCAGGCCCAAGTGGACAGCATCCCGGTCATCAATTCGCTCGACGACATAGCAGGCGTCGCGGCGGCAGCTCCGACCACGGGTCAGGTTCTGTCTTACGATGGCACCAACTGGGTTCCCGGTCAAACATCCTTTTTGCAAGGAGACTGGCCTGCGTCTAGTGTGGAAAACATCTACGGCATCAACAACATCCTACTCGGTGATGGCCTTAATGACTTCGTCGAGACGACGGTGCTATCACCTAAGTGGGTATCGGGACTCAAGTTCGAGCCCATCTTCAACCTCGATGGCGAGAAGGTGTGGTGTGCGGGGGGCTCGGACTTGACCAAGCCTTGGTTCGACTGTGGTATCAATACCAACCTCCGCAAAACAAAGTCCAACGCCTTGTATATGCAGATGACAAATTTGTCACCCGGCGAAGCGCACATGATTAACGCGGAGCTGTTGGGCGGCGGAGACACGGACCCTAATGGTATGCACCTGAGAGTCTTGCAGTCAGGCGGAAGCCAGACTGGTGGAGACGAGGGCATTAATGGTATCCGCTTGGTCACGAATGTCAGCTGGGGAGCCAGCTTCGGCACTCTCGACGGCGACCTGTCTGCGGCCACGGGAAATGAGGTACCTGTAGACATTACTGGCGTCTCGGAATATGAGACGAACTTCCTCGGTGTAGGTAAGTTGCTCGTCATCTCTGGGTCGCCGGAAGCGTTCTCGGTGACGCTCGCGGACCAGAGCAGCAGCAGCCCGCAGCGTCCGAAGCAGTCCGTCCCGCGAGGCTTCGCCAACAACGGCGGCGTCAGGGGCTCTTTCCTTCTGGACAGTGACCTCCCGGCTACGGTAGACGCGGGTAACTGGTGCATGTACGATCCGGCGATGGACTACTTCGCTGGAGGTACTGGCCCGGCGGACACCCACTACTGGCTCCGCATCAGCGAGGTTGCGCGGAGTACGGATCCCGGCAACCCGACCCCGTCATTCACTACTTCGTGGTATGTGCAAGGGCAAGACCTCAAGTACCCAACCTACCTATTGTGGTCTGGTGAGTACCACTTCGCCCCTTGCTACACCATCACTAAGGTGGAGCAAGACCCCTCTACAAAGGTGACGAATCGAGTCTACGTCTACAAGACGGTGGACCACACGGAGCTTTCTGGCGCGGACTGGGAGGTGACCCCATACGGCGAACTGAAGCAAACGGGCGTCAAGGTTCTCCAGGCGGCCAACATCAACCCTGCGTTCGCTGGGGCGGCGTTCACCGCAGTCCATGAGTTGGGCACGCTGGACGGCAGCCGATTCCAGTTGCCCAAGGCTTTTTCCGTGGAACACTCTTCTGCCTGCCTCACGGCGGACAGGGCCACGTCCTGTATTGAGGATGGCACTTTCGGCGCATTTGAAGTCGGAATGGAAATCGGGGAGTGGTCCGCGAACAAGGGTATCCGGTATCGCTACCCCGATGCGGACTCTTCGCTTGGGTTCGCCCCGCTTGAGATCCGACCGACTACGGGCCAGAGCGGCCTCAACTGGGGCTTGACTGGGTCGACTGGAAGGTTCCACACCGTCATCGACGTGTATCAGCACGTCGACAAGAGCATCATCCTGAACGGAACGTACGGGTGGGGCGTTGGACGAACGGGCACCAAGTGGTTCCCTCTGATCTCAACGGCCACGGTGACGGGCCACACAGATGGACGTTTCCTGACGTGGTCGAACACAGACAGCGCATACGTCGAGACGGCTCCTGGCTTGGATGACCTGACGGGCGTGGATCTGACGACTACGGCTCCGACGAGCGGCGACGTTCTGTCCTTCGACGGCACCAACTGGGTGCCCGGCGCTGGCGGCGGCGGGACCAACACCTCGTTCTCGAACTTCCAAGCTATCGGGGCGGGCGAGGCGGCGATATTTAACGGTGGCGCCGCGATTTCCACATGGAATGCCTCGTACACGGCGTTCTCATTTGCAGGAGCCTCCTACACGGCGACCTTGCCGGAGATCACAGGGGCAAGCGACCGACAAAAGCGATTGGAGATATGGGTTCAGCCCGGCGTGACCTTGACAATCCAAGGGCACACCAATGATGCGACCGCCTTGTCCTTCAACGTGGTCACGACCGGTTCGGGGACGGCGAGCATGACGTTCACCGCTCCGGCAAGCGACATTGCGTGCAAGATCGAAGTGTTTGTCAGGGATGACAACGCGGTCATCACTTCAAGCACCTGCCCGACGCAGACCCTGAGCAATCCTAACTAAAAGGCCGGAGAGAAAAATGCCTACATCATCTGATCTCGTTGTAGAAGACGGTACTGGCCTTCTTGATTCAAATAGTTATGCTGCTCTGGTCGAAGCTGATAACTACCATTTTTTGCGTGGAAATGCTCTTTGGGCGGCGGCTACGGAATCGGATAAGGTGGTCGCCTTGATTCGGGCAACTCAGTATCTTGACACTCGATGGGTTTGGGTTGACGTAAGGGCTAGTTCTAATCAGTCACTCGCCTTTCCCAGAAACGAGATCTACGACCGCGATGGTAATGATGTTACTCAGAGCGTTCCGATCGAGATCTTCGACGCCTGCTGTGAGTATGCTCTTTCTGTTCTAGGAGACGGAACGGCTCTGGTTAGCCTTTCTCCGACTCCGGATCAGACGACGGGCATTCGAGTTACCATGCAGCGAGATAAGGTCGGTACTCTTGAGAGTGAGACCAGATATGATACCGGAGTGGGTGTCCGGTTTACGAACACCTATCCTCAAGCTGACCGCATTGTAAAACGATCGGGCTACGCAATTAACAGTAGCAGCTCAGGAGGAACGATGCGATGACCACTCTGTATGATCGGCTGCGTGATTCTGCTCAAAGGCTGATCGCAGATTTCGGTCGAGCAATTCAAATTTCGGAGAGTTCGACGACTCTCGCGGATCCGGCAAAGCCATGGGGTTCTGTCGGGGATACGGCTACTTCAACAACCTATTCGACAACTGGAGCATTCGTAACTGAGATGGGGAGCGATCTCGAAGCTCGCCTCTCAGCCGTCTCCCGTCTCGTTTTGTCGCCCGTGGAGGTTAACGAGGCGCGGGTCTTCATTGCTGCCAAAGGGCTTGGCGTGGTTCCTACGACAGCGATGCAGGTGGTAGATGGTTCTCGAACTCTGGAAATCAAAAAGGTCGAGACAGTAGCACCCGGCGACGTGGCAATCATGTACGTCCTTCAAGTGGAGAACTGACATGGCCTCGACGCAAATTGAAGCACAGGACGCGCTGCTTACTTTGGTTAAATCCACATGGGATGCCAATGCAAGTGGCGCTCCGCTTTATTACGATAATCAGGACGTGGACCGTCCCGACAGCCCCACGCTGTTTGGACGGGCCATCGTAAGGCATATAAGCGGTACTCGGACCACGCTCGGAAATACAAGGTTCCGGCGGTTCGGGACGGTCTACGTTCAAATCTTCGTACCCCAAGGCACAGGGACGGTGAAAATTCGACAGTTGAGTGACGCAGTTGCTCACGCGATCGAAGGAGCCCCGGCCTCTCTAGGCGTCCGGATTCAGGACGTGGATGTTATCGAACTGGGCAGCGACGGCGTATATTTTCAAGTAAACGTCTCTGCCGATTTTACCTACGACCGACAGGCGTAGGAGGAGATTAAAAAATGCCCTCAGATACAAATCGGGTAGAGCTTGCTTTTTTTCCTGAAACGGTTGCTGCTGGTACGGTAGCGACTGGAACATATAATGCGTTGCCGTTTACTGGAACGACGGATATGGGCTCTACGCCCGAAACTGTCGTCTCCGATGTGATTCGATCAGATCGTCAGGTGACTGATTTGATTAAGGTCAATGAGTCTGTTTCTGGATCTTTTGATTCTGAATTGATTCCGGGGACTTATTTGAATACGCTTATGAATGCTGCCGCTCAAGCCGATGTTAGCAGTCAGGTAGTAGAAGCATCCATTACGACTGGTAACGTAACTGTTGCAGGCCAGACCTTTACCGGAACATATTCAGCGACTCCCTCTGTGGGGGAATGGGTGGAGATCACGAAGGGTGCAGTTACTGAGTACCACAGGTTGACTGCTGCGACCAGTACCGTTCTCACTATTGAGGGTACTACGGCTCATACTAGCGGCACTATGACCATCACTCGCGCGGCGAGTCGGTACAATGGCACTACGAAGTACCCCATGACGTTCAAGCGGACGTTTACTGACGCGACGATCTACGAGTATTTGGCGGGAATGGAGGTTGATACATTCTCAGTTACCGCTTCGTCCAGCTCGATCGTGACGTATTCGGTGGGCCTCGTCGGAATGAATTATCAGATTCGCAATTCTGCGATTGCGAGTACGGCGACCGGGGCTTTTCCGACCGCAGGACCGTTCAATGCTTCGAGCAATGTAGCCACGATTGGAGAGGCCGGAACCGGGCTTCAGGTCTGCACGGAACTCACGATGGAGATTGCGAACAATCTGCGTGAGCGAAACGTGATCGGAACTACCGGCGCTCACTCGATCGGATCGGGTGAATTCAACGTCTCAGGTCAGCTTTCGGTTTACTTTGAAGACGAGGCTCTCATCAACAAACTCCGGAACAACACCACGACCAGCATTAGCTTCGGCTTTACTGACGGGAACGGAGCCGCAGTCATCTTCGACATGCCAGCGGTTAAGTTCACCGAAGGCGTTCCGGAAATTGGCGGAAAGAACGATGACGTGATGCTCAATCTCGGGTATCAGGCTTTCCGAGACCCGACTCTCGGCTATACGCTGCGGATTTCCAACTTTGCCTAATCGGAGCTAGTCAATGTCCGACACAAATCGAGTTGAGATACGATACGATGCTCTAAATATCAATGTCGGCATCCTTATGCCAATCACTAGCACAACGGATTTGGGCTCTTCGGTTGAGACCGTTGTTTCTGACATTATTCGATCCGATCGGCAGATTACCGATGTAATCAAAACCGCAGAGGACGCTGGCGGAACACTCGATACCGAATCTCATTATGGCCTTGCAGAAGCGATGATGTATCGGTATGTGCTTATGCCTGACATTCTGAATGAGAATGTCGAAGCGTATGGCGTTAACAACGATCAAATAGTCCTACTTAATCAGACCGTTAATGTAATCGGTTTGGTAGGAGTTGTAACCTATGTTGGCATCGAGGCTGATTTCGCAGTTGGTGATTGGGTTATGGTTGCGCCGTCAGGGCAAAATTCTTTCTTTTCAAAGGTACTTGGGACAACTACGAACGGGATTTATCTGTCAGATCCCATCCCCGATGATCTCATCGGTGGTCAGCCCAATAGTTATGTGAAAAGGCTTGGAAATCGAACAAATGGAAAGACTGCGTATCCGAGGTCTCTTCAAAAACACTACACCGATCTTGGTGTGTACGAGTATCTGGATAATTGCCACGTTGATAGCATGACTATTAACGCTTCGGCTGGTTCTATCATCACCACCTCGTTCGGTATCGTTGCTGAATCTTACGAAATAACGAATGTTTCTCGCGGTTGGTCTATTAACCCCACATATGATGATATGAATGCCGGGTCTGCAAACAGCTCTACAGGAGCTGTTTATTATCAAGGTGATTCATATTTGAATGGCTTGGTTATCTCTGAATTTACTTTGGAGATTAACAACAATGCCCGTCGCAGACGAGTAATCGGAGACGTTCAAACACACTCTGTTGGCTTTGGTGAGTTTACTGTTACGGGTTCGATCACAGCTCTTTTTGAAGACGAGACTCGAATCCAGTTGCTTTTGAACAGCACACCAACGCCACTTGCCTTGGGTTTTCACGATCACCTCGGCAACGCTTTCATTTTCGACATGCCACAAGTCAAATTCACTTCTGGTGTGCCTGAAATCAGCGGAAAGAACGATGATGTTGTAGTCACGATGGAGTTCCAAGCAATCGTTGACCCGGTAGATGACTACATGGTCAGAATGTTTACTTCATCTGGTTACGTTGTATAAAAACGGCAAGGTGTTCGCTACCACCGGGACCGTTTTAGGTGGGGGGCTTCGGCCCCCCACCGCTTTCAAATCGTAGCTAAGGAAACCCCCAAATGAATCTGTACGATATTTTTGACGAGCAAAAGCTCGACCATTCCGAGACTTTCACGC